TGTTGCTTGAGCCGTATGCGGGGAAACTCGCACGTACGGTTCTTAGAGGGGAAAGCTCCCGTAAGGGGGCTGACCTACTCGACACGACAGGCTCCAATACCACATTGAAAATCAAGAAACGTTCTTTGGCTTACAAAGGTATGCACTTGGGTAACGGTGCGCATGGAGCGACAATCAACGCTATTGACAAGGCTGACAAAGCTTTTGATAAGCTGACGTTAGCGGCAGACTTTGGAGAAAATCTAGAAGCTGGAACAGTTCTTTACGAAGCGACAGCCGCAGATGGTACAACGCCCAAAGTTATCGCAAATTCAGCTCTGTATGAAAGGAAGCAGGTAGAGGATGGCATAGTATTGGTTTCCCTTTTGATGCGTGCGTTTGAAATCGAACCGACCAAGCTGGTAATGCCTTTCGCAGATATTGACAAGGCGAATATGCCGCACTTCCAGTTTAACGCTTTGGATGTCAAACAAGAAAAAGAAGCCGTATCTATTCCTAAGGCTTCTTCTAGTCAGGACGGTTTGATGAGTAAGGAAGATAAAGTCAAATTGGATGGGGTTGCAGCACAAGCTAACAAGTATACTTTAACAGCAGCTACGACTTCTGCTCTTGGAGGTGTAAAGCAGGCAGCCAAAGTGAATGATGCATCTGGTACGGTGTCGGTAGAAAACTTTAACGGATTATTGACAGCGTTGAAAAACGCAGGTATAATGGCAAAATAAAGAAAGGAGGACTAATATATGATGCTAACTATTCATACATTGTTTAATGACCCGAACATTGTAAATGCAGTGATTCAGCGTGTCCTCAAGACAAGAAAGGACACAATTTATTGGCAGCAGTATTTGGGCTTCCGTAGGACTACTACTCGTGTATTTAAAGACTACATCGGTCAGGTTACTGGCGTGATGGCTGGTTCCATCAACTCCCGTTATGGCGAAAAGCCTATCCGTGAACGCAGGAATATCGGTTCCGGATATGGTGAGATTGCCTATTTGGGTGACCGCTATCAAATCTCAATCGACCGTTTGTCTGACTTGCAGGACTTGATAGATAAGTATAATGCCGCCAAACCGGAAGACCAGAAAGCAGCCATGCGTGACATCGTGGACTTCATCTATGACGATTACCGTCAGGTATTGCTGGCACCGCACAAGCGTATGGACATTATCGTAGGCTCTCTGTTGATGACTGGAGCAGCAAGCGTGAAGAACAAGGACGACAATGCCGGAGGAATTGACTTATTGAACATCGACTTGCCGTTCAAGTTTATCAAGCCGGACACAGAGGATAAAAACTATTTCGTCACTTACTTGCAGCAGAAACTGAATGAGCTGAAATCTATTTACGGCACATTCCCCAAGATGATTATGAGCCGTGGCACATTCATCAAGAATATTATCGGTTCAAGTGAATTTGGAGATAAGTTCAAAATGCAGCTTACAGGCAATGAAATGTATATGTCTACCGGGCTTATCACCTCGCAACTGGCTTCTACCATTTTTACAGGTATCGGACTTCCGGCTATTGAAATCAAGGAAGATTATGTGGTAGACCAAACAGGTAAGAATATCCCCATTTATGCAGATGGTCGTATTTCCCTGCTTCCGCAGGATAAAATCGGTTATATGCGCTTCCACACTCCTTATGAAGCTGTGGATGGTGTACCGGGACGTAATTACACTCAGGCAGATGGCGATATGCTGATTTCAGGTTACAAGGACGGCAATGGTCGCTATCTGGAATACACAGCCGAATGGATTCCGCAGATTGCGAACCCGAACCTGATTGTGAACTTCGATTTGAGTGAGATGAACGCATGACAGTAAACGATTATATATTACAGAAGTTTCAGACCTTCGGCGTTAACTTGTCGGAGGCTGACCTTTTCGATATATGTCTGAACGCAAAGATAAGCGGAGGGGGGGAGATGAACGAGGATTGCCAAACACGGGTGTCGGTGGCAATTGCGAAGTTCATCCCCTCTCTATTGCTTCGTGCCACTTCCATCAGCGAAAGCGGTTTTTCTATGTCTTGGAACATTCAAGGCATTAAGGATTACTATTCATTTCTGTGCAAGCGGTACGGTTTGAAAGACGAACTGGGTAACAAACCTAAAGTGACTTTCTTATGATATTCGCTCCACACATATTGCAGGTAAAAGTTATCACCCCAATGGATAAGGATGAGTTTGGCAGACCTATTCCCGGAACAGGTGGTGAAAGCTGGCAGGAGGTGTGCAAATGCCGTTGTGATGATAACACTACCAAAGAGTTTTCATCTGATAACGGCTCTGTGTATCGTCCGAATTATCATGTGGTATGCGAGAAGAGAATTACTGTCAAGGCTGGTGATGAAGTACGTTGCATGGATGGTGATAGCGTAAGAGGTCAAGGCGAAGTTTATACAGTGAAGAGTACAAACTACTTTAACTACTCGGAATTATGGATGTAGATTTCGATTTCTCAGATGTCGACTCCTTTTTCGATGAAGGAGAATGGGAGGTCGAAAAGAAGATGATTGATGTAGGCGATGAAGCCGTGAAGTACGCAGAGGAACATGGGGATTATCAAGACCATACACTCACTTTGAGAACGTCCAATGATTACGATGTCAATAAAGACGGTTTGACATTGAAAAACGAAGCGGAATACGCATCATTCGTAGAATCTAAAGGGTATGATGTTTTGAGTAGTGCTGCTTTATTTGCGGAGAAACGATTAAAAGAAGAATTTGAAAAATGAAAAAGTACATTGGAACAAAACAGATTGAAGCAGAACCTATGACAATGGGCGAGGCTTATGAAAGAGGTTTATTACAAGTTGGCAGAGTGCCTGATGCAGAGTATGCAAAGCGCATGGGTTATCACGTTAAATATGCTGACGGGTACGAGAGTTGGTCGCCAGCGGAACCGTTTGAGGAGGCGTATAAACTCGCCGATACATCACTTGACCGTATGCAGATAGAAGCCGAAGAAGTCAATGGAAGATATGTAAAGTTAGCCGCTTTCATAGATTCAGGGAAAATGGATGAAGTCGTTAATGATATGTACAACAAGTGTTTACTGGAAATGCAGTGTTGTACAATGTTCGACTATATACGGCTTCTTGATACTCGCATACAGCGTATGCAAGGTTCTGATGGTGCAAAAGTAATAAAGATGAATTTTGGTATGGCTATTATGGCTCTCAAAGCAGGTTTTCCAATTCGTAGAAGCGGTTGGAACGGAAAAGGATTAATGGTGTTCAAACAGGTTCCAGCACATATTGATAGTGATATTATCCCCAAGATGCAATCTATTCCGCAATCAGCAAAAGACCTTATTCTGAAAGGCAAGGGCTTTATTGACTACACAAGCCAGTGTCTTATTTACAATGAGAATACCGGACGCGCTGATTCATGGGTTCCGTCTATCAGTGATGTATTTGCAGAAGATTGGGAGATTGTGGAATGATAGTAACTACCGACATAGGAAACATCCTCTACCGGGACTGCAAGGCTTTCGGAATAGATCTAGTGCCTGATGGTGAAACGCTGACGGGTGAATTGAAGTCCGAAAGGATTGTCATCCACACGAAGAAACAACAGCCGGGAAAGTATTGGAAGAAATCTTTCGCAGAAGTGAATCTATGTGTACCCAATTTAAGCGAGAATGAAGCGAACACAATCCGGCTTAACGAACTCGAAAGAAAGGCTGGCAAGCTGCTTGATGATGTAGTAAGCACCTATGACGGTACAACCTATCGTTATTCTATCGAATCAATTGGCACGGAAGCGGATACAGCTTTGAAATGCCATTACGTGAATGTGAGAATTTTATTTGAAGTAATAAATGTAAAACTATAAGATTATGATTTCAGCAGTAGGAATAAAAAGAATCTTGTTTGCCGACATTGATAAGGTAACGGCAGACATTACCCCCGAAATCGCAAAGACTTTGATTCAAGCCGCTATCAAAGCGAAAGATGAGGTTTTGAATGTACACGGGGAAACGTGGCAGATTGAGGAAACGGAAGCCTCTGTCACCGGGTACAAGAACCAATTAACGGGAAAGAATTACCGTTACGATGATGTGCCGGGAGAAGTATCGCCCGCTTTCTCTATCGGACAATATGACTGGAAGACCAAGAAAGCGTTCATGGGTGGCGATGTTATTCAGGCAACATCTAAAGATGTAGGTTGGAAGCGTGCTTTGGATAAAGTTATTATCAACAAAGCATTGTTCTGTCTGACCGATGATGATGTCTGGTTCATCTTCCCAAAATGCCGTATTGTTTCCCGTGAAGCCAATACGGATAAGGCAATTGCAATCGCTGTAAAAGGCTTGGTGCAGGAACCGGGAATCGAAGGTGTTTCTTCTGAGTATAACTATGAAGAAGGGCAGATTAAAGCTTTGCAGGCATGAACTACAGTAACCATTGTACCTACTCCTTCCGATGCGACCGTAAAGCTGGACGGTGCAACGGTCAAGTCAAAGCAGGTGAATGCTGGGGCTACCGTTCACTATGAAGTGTCGAAAGTGGGGTACGTCACTCAGTCAGGAGATATTAAAACCACTCCTTCTGAAGTTGATACCACTCTTAAAAAAGAGATAACATTGGTAAAAGCACAAGAGTGATAACCGGGGGATGGATATATACCATTCCCCCTTTTAGTTTAAGAATATGAATCAAGCAGCAAAAACGGTTTCTGATGCTTTGTTAGGGCTGGATTTCATGAATGTGGAGATAGGAGGGATGGTTTATACCATTAAACCTCCTACAATTAAAATTATCTGTCGTGCCATTCATCATTTTTCCAATATCGGCATGACTGGAGATAATGTCATGGAAGCTATTAAAGAGCTTCCTGAAGCTACTGAAGATATGCTGAAAGGTATTTCATGCTTCATCTGCGGGAATGATAGTTTGGTCAAAGAATTGGAGAACGGCACTTTTGAAGAAGTCAAAGATGCCTTGGAAGTCTGTTTCTCTATGATGGATATTTCGGCTTTTCAGTGTGTCAGCTCGATGAGGAACGTGTCGATGCTGGCAGCAAAACCGAAACAGTAGGAAACACAACGTTCTTCGGGCAGATAGCCCATTTGATTGACACGTTGCATCTGAGTTATACAGAAGTGTTTGAGATTATCCCTTATCGGAATCTGCTGATGATGCAACGGGATAAATTACACGCAGTATATGGTGGTCAGAAGGTGAATAGAATCAGTGGTAAGGAATTGGCTAATCGTAGGAAAAAGAAATAGATATGGCGAAATTATATTTTAAGGTAGGTAGTGACTGGGAAGAAGTTGTAAGACTTCGTAATGAAATTGCAAAATTAAAGCAGGAGTTAATGAGCATGGATGGCACGCAGTCTCCTGCTGCTTTCAAGGCTTTGAATGCCCAACTTGCTGCATCCAACCAAAGATTGGATGAGTTGGTGACTAATGCAGCCAAAGCTGGAGCGGAAATGGAAACGGGATTCAAAAGGAAAATCTTCGATGCTTCCCAGGCCGTGAATGGATTCACAGAGAAGATTCTTGCTCAAAAAGCGGTAGTTAAGGATATTGAAGCGGATGTAAAACGACTTGGGGATGCTTATCGTATAGCATTGAAAAGGAATCCGTTATCAGCAAATAGCAAGTTAGAAGAATACAATGCTGCCCGCAAAGCTCTTGATGAAGAAAAGGCAGCTTTATTTGGATTAACCCAACAACAAGCCGAAGCGCGTCTTTCCGTAAAGAAACTACGTGATGAATACGCCCTTTACAAGGATGACGCAAAAGAGGTTGTAGAAACTAATAATGGTATTGCTATTTCTTGGAAGAAAGCCTTGGCGGTTATTGGTGGTACTGGAGTACTGAAAGCATTAGGTGCTGAAATGATTCGTGTACGTGGCGAGTTCCAGGCTGCTGACACTGCTATTGAAACTTTATTGGGAAACAAAGAGAAAGCCAATGCCCTCATGTCACAAGTTCGTGAGTTCGCTAAAATTTCTCCGCTTGAATTTTCTGATGTAACAGCAGCCACGCAGATGATGCTTGGTTTCAACATTGAAGCTGAGAAAGTTCCCCGTTATCTACAAGCTATTGGCGATGTTTCTATGGGGAACACACAAAAGTTTAATTCTATGACTTTGGCATTCTCTCAGATGTCCGCTGCCGGTAAACTTATGGGTCAAGACCTCAATCAGATGATTAATGCAGGATTTAATCCTCTGCAAATCATGTCTGAAAAGACCGGTAAGTCTATCGCTACCCTCAAAGATGAGATGTCTAAGGGGGCTATTTCCGCAGAAATGGTTCAGCAGGCATTTATAGATGCTACTTCCGCTGGTGGTCGATTCTATCAGATGTCCGAAAACGCTTCAAAAGAGATAAACGGTCAGTTGTCTATGATGCAGGATGCTTTGGATTCCGTGTTTAACGAATTGGGAACAAAGTCGGAAAGTGTTATCATGGACGGTATTCAAATGACAACTTCGTTGATTCAGAATTATGAAACAGTAGGTAGGATCTTGGCTGGATTAGTGGTTACTTATGGTACATACCGGACCGCAGTGATGCTTGTTACTGCTGCCGAAAGTAAACATACTCTTGTGGAGATTGGACTTACCAATGCCCGTTTATTGGCACGAAAAGCGCAGTTAGCTTTAAACGCTGCAATGCTTACCAATCCTTATGTGTTGTTGGCTACTGCTGTAGTAGGACTTGGAGTTGCAATGTTGGCTTTCCGCGATTCGGCAACAGAAGCAGAAAAGGCACAGAGAAGGTTTAATGAACAGCAAGAAGAAGCTAAAAAGCAAGAAGAAGAACACAAACAGAAGATTGATTCCCTCGTACAAAGTTCTCGTGATATAGCGTTGTCGGATTTACAAAGAGGTCGAAGTTTAGCGGAGTTAAGAAAAGAATACCCTAAGATATTCGCTCAATATGACATCGAAACCATTAAGTTGGCTGATATACTTAAACTAAAGCAACAGATAACGGAAGAAGATGCGAAACGTGCCGGAGAAAAGCAAACCAAGGAACTTTCTAACATTGAATCTGAAATCAAATATTACGAGAATCTGCTGAAAACTCTTTCCGGTCAGCAAGGCGTTGATGGATATGTGAAGAAACTAAAAGAATTGCGTGCTATGCGTGATGTCATGCTGCAAGAAAAAGGCAAAGGCATCTCCGAACAGTTCATTTCCAATCTTAAAGATGTTAATACTAATGAGTTTGACCGCTACATCTCTGAGTTGGAGAAGCGTATCAGAGGAAAGGGGGGAAATGGAACTGTGAAACTTCGTTTGCCTATTGATATTAAGGGTACTTTGTCTGATGAAGCAATCTATAATGTGAAAGACATAAAAACACTTATAGATACAGCAAAATCAGTCAAGCAAACCCGAATTGATTCAGAGAAGAATAAAACTACCTACAAGCAGGATTATGAGAAAGCGAAGAAAGACTGGGATGATGCTAAGAAGAAACTTTCTGAAATAGAAAAGAATAAATCCAAGTTTACTTCAAAGCTGTATGAAGAAGCTAAGAAACGAGTAGAAACAACTGAAAAAGCCTATAAAAATTTGGGCGGTATTACTGGTAGTTCTTTGACCAAGCAGGAAAAAGCTGCTGAAAAGCAAAAAAAAGAACAAAAAAAGACAGCCGAACAACTTCTTTCACTTCACCGTCAGAACCAACAGGATGAAATCAACCTGATGATAGAAGGCACGGAAAAGAAGTTGAAACAGATTGACCTTGATTATCAGAAACAGATTGATGCGATAAGAAAACAGGAGGAAGAATGGAGCAAAGCCGGTAACGGTAAGCTGACCGACAAGCAGGCACAGAAAATTTCAGAAGCTTATACCAATGCCGAAAGTATGAGAGATAAAGATATTTCCGATGTAACTGAAGGACAGCTGAAAGCCGAACAACAGGCTTTGAACGACTACTTGAAAGAATATGGCACGTTCCAGCAGCAGAAATTGGCTATCGCCCAAGAGTATGCGGAAAAAATAAGGAAAGCACAGGAAGAAAACGGTGTTAATAGTGCACAAGTAAAGTTACTGGAGAAACAACGTGATGTTGCCATACAGAACAAGGAAACAGAAGCCATAAAAGCCAATATAGATTGGGTTACTGTGTTCGGTGAGTTTGGTTCCATGTTTTCCGACATGATAAAGCCCGCCTTGGACGAAGCGAAAAAATATGTACGGACTGACAAGTTCAAGAACTCCGATCAGGCAAGCCAGAAATCATTGATTGACGCCATCAGCCAGATGGAAAAGTCTTTGGGTGGTACAAGTGGAGTCAACTTCAAGAAACTTGGAGAGGATGTAAAAGCCTATCAAATAGCAGAACAGAATCGTATCAGTGCCATAGGGATTGAAACAGCTGCTTTGGAAAGACTAAAGAAATCACAGGATGATTACACCAAAGCGCAGAAGGGCGGAACGGAAAGTGAGAAACAAGCCGCAGCAAACGCTCTTGAAACAGCACGGCAGAATGCTGACATTGCATCCGCCAATGTGAAGACACAGACTGATATCGCCAATCAGGCCCAGCGTAATGTGACTGATACCGCCACCAGACTGAAAGCAAGCATGGAAAATTTGTTGGGAGGCTTGCAGCAGATTTCATCCGGTGGATTGTATAACGCATATAGCGGAATTATCAAAACCGTGAACGGATTCAAGGATGTCATAGGAAAAACGTCAGAATCTCTTAAGGAGGTCCCTATTGTCGGATGGATTCTGTCCATCATTGACGTACTCAAAGACGGATTAAGTGATCTTGTCGGTGGTCTGCTTGATGCTGTTCTGAACGCTGTCAGTGGAATTATCGGTGATGTCTTGTCAGGGGATTTGTTTGTCACAATCGGCAAGTCTTTGAGGAACGGCATAGGAAACATCCTGAACGCAATCTCATTCGGAGGCTTCAACTCCTTGTTTGGAATAGGTGGAAACGCCAAGGAAGTACAGGAAACGATAGACAGGCTGACGGACAGGAATGGAACTTTGCAAACGGCCATCGAGGATCTGACTGACGAGATGAAGGCAAGCAAGGGAATGAAATCGGTTGAATCTTACAGGGAAGCTGTAAAGTATCAGGAGGAAGTCAATAAAAACTATCTGCAAATAGCAAAGGAGCAAGCCGGATATCATAAGAGCCACGGCAGCTGGCAGCATTATCTGAAATGGACGGATGAAATGCTGGAACACGCAAGAAAAGCTACCGGCATGCAGGATTTCTCCGGCACCGATTCCTTGTGGAATCTGACCCCCGAACAGATGAAGGCTCTACGGTCGGACGTATGGTTATGGGATATCATGGAATCTTCCGGTAAGGGAGGTTACGGTGAGCGTGTTACCGACAAGCTGGATGATTATATAGAGCAGGCAGGAAAACTGGAAGAACTGACCGACAGTCTTTATGAGGGCCTGATCGGAATGTCATTCGATTCCATGTATGACAGTTTTATAAGCAGTCTGATGGATATGGAGAAGAGTGCGGAGGATTTTGCTGATGACATATCCAAATATTTCATGCAGGCGATGCTGTCAAATGCCATCGGTGAACAGTTTAGTGACAAACTGAGGACATGGTATGATAAATTCGGTGAAGCCATGAAGGATGATGGTACGCTTGACAATAATGAGCGTAAGGAGCTGATGGATGAATACATGGGTTATGTGGACGAAGCCATGAAGCTCCGTGACGAGCTTGCCGCAGCAACCGGATATGACAAGATTTCGCAAGAATCAACATCCCAGTCAGCTTCATCCAAAGGTTTTCAGGTAATGAGTCAAGATACTGGCGAAGAGTTGAACGGTAGGTTTACAGCATTGCAGATTGCAGGAGAAGAGATAAAGAATCAAAATATCATTCAATCTCAATCGCTTAATTTACTAACAGTAAAAGCAGATGCTCTACTTTCCATAAATACGGAAACAAGAAATATTGCTGATGATACGCGGGATTTGATAGCGCAATCCTATCTTGAATTGGTACAGATTTCAGAAAATACAGGGGCAATCGTCAAACCTATTCAACAGATGCAAAGAGATATAGCAGAGGTTAAAAAGAATACAGCAAAATTATAGTTTATGAATGAATTATTAATTAATGGCGAAAACGCTTATACAACATGGGGCGTGAGAATGGGAGAGGGGTTTCTTGATGTTATTGGGGCATCCGCTCCCATGAAGGATTTTATTGAGAACAAAAGCCGACTTGAACATGGGAAACGGGTAATAATCAATAATCCTAAAGTCGATGAGAGGGAAATAACTCTTTCGTTCACTATCGAGGGTAATTCTCAGTCTGACTATCAAGCAAAGAAGAAAGCTTTCTTTGATGAGCTGTATAAAGGTGTGGTTGATATTCAAGTTCCGGCTAACAGTAATGAGATTTATCATCTGATTTATCTTGGGAAAAGCGTTGCTTACGCACAGAGTTTAGACCGAACTTTTGGAAAAATTTCAGCCAAGTTTAACGAGCCCAATCCGGCAAACAGAAGCTAATTCACGACATTGGTTTTATTGTCGTGTATGTGAGTGCTCAAAATTGGGCACTCTTTTTTTTATCCCCGAACTTTGAAGACATGGAACAAATCGACATCAAAGACATATCCGGTGCTATCCTGCTTACAACTTTGATCAATGAAGGCTGCAAGCGTAAGTTCACTCTGATGAAGGAGGACTACATCATGTTAAAGTTCTCCTTAGAGAATCCCATATATTTCAAACTTGGCTCATACGTGGAATGTAACTTCGGATTGTTCGAGGTGTGCGACTTGCAGAAGCCCGCATTCAACACCAATACCGCCGGCTACGATTACGAATTAAGACTTGACGCCTACTACTGGAAATGGAAAAACAAAATCTTCAAATATACCCCGGAGACGACCGGACAGGAGGCGTCCTGGAACCTGACCGCTCCGCTTGACGTACAAGCCGGTATAGTCCTTAGAAATTTGAAAGCTCTTGGTTACACATACAAAGGACAGGATTTTGTTTTCTCCATTGATTCCACAGTCGAAAACAAGTCCCAGTTGATGAGTTACGACAACATCAACATCCTTGACGCTTGTTTTGAGATGGCGAAGAAATGGGATTGCGAATGTTGGGTGACTGAAAACATCATCCATTTCGGACGTTGTGAGTCTGGCGATGCGGTGGATTTCGAAATCGGGAAAAACGTGCAGGAAATGTCACAGTCAGAATCCCGGTCCACTTATGCCACCCGTATCTACGCTTTTGGTTCAACAAAGAATATCCCATCTGACTACCGTCCGGTTGACGAGACTGTGGTTGTGAACGGCGTGGTGCAAAAACGCTTAATGTTGCCCGAAGGCACTCCTTACATTGACGCTTATCCTGATATGACTACCGAGGAAGCCGTCGAGCAGGTGGTTATCTTCGATGAAGTCTATCCTCGAAGAACAGGCATCATGTCGGATGTCACCACTATCGAAGTGACGGACAAGGTGGAGAATGAGGACGGCACAACCACCGAGGAAAAATGGAATGCCTACCGCTTTAGGGACACGGGTGTTAACTTTTCCGAGAAATATATCCTCCCCGGTCAGGAGCTGAGGATACGTTTCGCATCCGGGCTTCTCAACGGTTTGGAGTTTGCCGTGAAGTTCAATCCTGAGGGAAAGCCGGAGAAATTGGAGGATGGCGGATGGAACCCTGAGGCACAGCTTTGGGAGATAGTCAGGAATGAGGACTATGGCAGACCGCTTCCCGGTGATGTGCTCTTTCCCCAGGATGGAGATGAATATGTGCTTTCCGGCTGGGACAGTACGAAAATAACCGAGCTGGGGCTTGTGGGTGCCGCCGAGCAGGAGTTGAAGGAAAAGACTGAAAAGTACGCTGCCAAATCCAAGATAGACCCGAGTACCTATGGCTGCACGATGATGTCAAATGACGCATACCGTGAGGATGGCGTTCATAATTTCTATAGCATCGGTCAAAAGGTCAACCTTATCAACAAGGCTTATTTCGAGAACGGAAGACAGTCAAGGGTTATCGGATTTGAATTCAATCTTGATTATTCCTTTGACTCACCTGTTTATACTGTCGGGGAAACCGCCGCCTATTCCCGTATCGGGGAGCTGGAGGAAAAGGTTGAGAGCCTTACCCTGAAGGGACAGACCTATACGGGCGGTGGTGGCAGCGGTGTGTATGTGATCGGAAGCCACGACTCCACCCCAGCAACAGACCATAACGTGTATTCCGCATTGCGCTCGCTGATCATGTTCATGCGCAAGGATACGGAGGAACGCACTGGTTTCCTATTATCCCTGTTGGGCGGAACCGTCATCAAGAAATACGCCAAGTTTGGTGATTTCGTTACCGGTGTATCAGGTGGTTACATCGGTGAGGACGCCCGTGCCGAACTGGAGGCTCTGGTCCTGCGCAGCTCTCTGAGTGTTCCTGAACTTCGTTTCAACCGTCAGACCTATTTTGAAGGATATAATACTATAAGTCCCGGCGGAGGGCTGAAGATAAAAAGCTTTGTCGCCAATAGTGAC